ATACAACCGCCTACCCGCATTGAAATACTTAGTTCGTTCAGTTTTTAACAGATTTCTGTTGAGAAAACGCTCAATTCGTGAAGACACTTGATCCAAAATCATTCCAAGAAGAACATCGTGAGTCGTGTCAGACTTCTCTAAGAATGTCTTGAGTGTCTCCAACGAAATGATCTTCATTTATCTCATCCTCTGCGCCTGAGACCCGCTGACTTCCCGTTCAGGAGAGCTCTGTTGGGCGACCCTTCAGGGAAAGACACATGGGGATCTTCTTTCGATTGTTCCGGAGGAGGGAGCTCCTCCGGAACATTCTCGATCTGATGCCCATGTCGGCGGGCTTGTTCCTCCGTTAGATCCACAATCGAACCACCGGGGTAGTACTTCTTACCCTCCAGGTTGATTGCGTACCCCTGACGTACCCGGTACTTCATACTAACAGCCTCCTTTTACCAGTTAACGGTTAGACCGGTACCGCCCGAGCCTCTCCCAGGATGCACACCGCGGAAATCGGGAACGCCGGGGTGCTGCCATCGATAAACTGGGGCGTGATGCCCAGTTTGATGTACCTCTCGGCCGCCAGCAGGCTCAGATTGATCTCCGTGTCGGTGTTGTTCACGGACGCGGGCTCGCCCGAGATAGACCCTGTGCCACCCGAAATGGCAGCGAACGCCCCCGTGGAAGTGGCGCACGTGTAAACGACGAGTCCGGCACCGATCCTGGTGGGGCTACCGGAAGCAGCCCCCACCTGTACCTGGAGCACGCACCCCTCGAAACCCTTCCGGTCGATCACTTCCCCGAACTCCTCCGCTTCACCCGAAACGAATCTCGGGTAGAACGCAGGGGTTGCATGAATTTCCTGGCCAATATCTTTAATCATGGCTTCCTCCTTACGGATATTTTGCGATTTAAGAATGGGGGTGGGGTTGGTTACCCACCCCCTCGAGATCTACCGTTGACCGTTATCAGGTCGCCTTCGCGTCAGAGATGAGGCAGAAGGACTGGTCATGCCGGACGCCGACATCGACTTCCTGCAGGATCCTGATCCAGGTCTGGTCCTTCTCGAACGCATCCGAGGTCTCCTGGGAGGCCATGATCTCCATGCCACCCCACTGGCCGATGATGAGCTCCGCCCAGTTGCCGAAGTAGACTTCGGTCAGAGCCGTTCCTTCGTTCTTGGTCAGGTTGATGGGCACCTGCGTGGTCATCGCGTACTTGTACCCCAGCCAATCCTGGAGCACCCGCTCCGAGATCGGACTGATGATGTACGCGCCGGCGGTGTCACCGGAATACTGCGCGACCTTCAGCTTGAGCAGCTTCCTGCGGATTGCCGGATGGAAGACGAAGCCGAGGTTCCCACGAAGGGCGTTGTCCGAGGCCAGCTCGTACTCCATGTCGATCAGGTGATCGAACGTGAGATCGCCACCGTTCGTGCCGATGGTGACCGTGTTCAACGAACCACCGATCTGGGCAACACCCGTGGGCTGGTTGGCCCCACCCGTGCCGCGCAGGCCCGCGAGGTCGATCTTGAGGGCCAGGGAGAGCGCGATGTCCCTCCGCACGAGGGCTTCGGCCGACGGATTCGAGAGCCGGAGCAGCGTGTTGGAGAGCTTCACGAGCGCGCCGACCTTCTTCGGGGTCAGACTGATCTGACCGAGGGTCAGCTCGCTTTCCGTGATGGCCTGGTTCTCACCCACCCAGTAGGCGGTGGAAGCAGCCGTCTGCTTCGGGATGTTGACCGGGGAGCCCTGAAGGTCACTGAGGACCGTGGCGCCCGACCGGATGAGAACCGACTCAGCCCGGAACAGTTCGATCAGTTCCGCGATGTAGATGGTGGGAACGATGTACGTGCCCGTACCGGACAACGCGGCCATCGCCTTCTTGCGCGTGTTGTCGAACACCTCCTTCTCGAATCCGGCATCGTCCCAGTTGCCGGACTTGATGGCCCGAATGGCCTTGAAGAAGGAGAACGCGGTCTTCTCGTCCTCGAGACCGGGAAGATCCACACGCCGTGGACGGGAGATCTTCTCCATCTCCTTCAGACGGGTGTCGAGCGCCTCGTACTGCGCCCTCAGAGAGACGATGTTCTCGTCCACCTTCGCCAGGAGCAGAGTCTTCTGCTCGTTGAGGGCCCCGCGAATTTCCGCCAGTACCTTTTCCATTTCCATATTGATTCCTCCAGAGTGTTTTTGTTCAACTTTTCAGTCGTTAAATGTGATTTACTCTAGCCGCTACGCGAGAACCCCCTTTGTTCATTGCCCCTTGGGCTGAACGGAGAGTTTTTTGCTCATCTCTTCGGTGATTTCATCGAACAGTCCCTTGATTGACGCCAGTGCCGCAGTGTTGTCAGCGGGCTTCAGTGCCTCGCGGATGGATTTCTCGATCTGCTCGACCTTCTCCTCGGACAGCGGTGGAGTTGCCGTGTCGGCCTCCTCTGCATCCTTTTTCTCGGGGTCGGGAGCGGGTTCTTCCTTCTTCTTCTCAGGCTCAGTTGCCTTCAGAACGGCTTCGGCAATGGCCAGGTTGTTTTCCTTGAAATACTGCAGAAGCTTCTCGGGGTCCACCGCATTGATGGTGATGTTGATGGGCTCCGCCTTAACGGCTTCCAGGACAGTGCCCTTCTTCTGTTCCTCCACGAGCTGCTTCAGTTCAACGAGAAGCTCTTTGATTTCTTTCAGCATGGGCTCTGTCACCTCCTCGTCAGATTGTTCGGAGGGAATTTCTTTACCCTCCTTTTTCAGTTCTCTCTCACGAAGTTCCTCATGAAAAGCGGAACTTGCCGCGTCGAGGTCCTTCTGATGCTGCTGGGCAATCCCCAAGACCTCCTTGTAGAAGTCTTTCTCGACGGGGTCCTCAGCCTCGTCGAAGCTCTTCTGAAGAGCCGATGGGTTTGCCGGAACAAGGACCTGGCTGATCTCGAGAAGTTCCAGGTCCTCGTAAATACCGTAGGCGCCGCCGTTCTTTTCCCGTTCCTCATCCGTGAATTCTTTGAACTGCTTTGGAATGAAACCGATGCTGAAGGCAGCGATGCCTTTCTCAGCCAGCTTCCATCCCCAATCAGCCTCGGGGTTGCCCTCACCGACAAACCACTGACCCTTCGCGATGGACTCGCCGGTCTCGAGATCGACCTTGATGCTCAACCACTTCCCGATCTGGGACATCAGTCCCCGATATGCATGGGAAGAAAGCAGAACAGGGTGCTCCATGAACGCCTTCTTGGCCTTCTTCATGGCGGAAGCGGCCACGATCTCCTTGTAACGGTCAACGGTCTGATCCGAAACTACGACCTCGGCAGTGTGCTTCTCAACATCCAGGGAGCGCACCTTCGCCCTGAAGAATTTTACCTTTTTGCTCATGTTTTTCCTCCAGCAAGGGGTTCTTGAAATTGGAAATGAAGGGTTCAACGAAGGTCTTATGTTTGTCACTGCCCACTTCGTTCATAGCGAGCATCCTCCCATACGCGTAAACCAACGGGACATCCTTCATTGTCAACACGTAGCATTTTTCGGAGAGAAGATTGTAAATCTCACGAATTTTTGAACCAAGCGCCTCACCGCACGGCTCTTCCCGCTCGGTGTAGTTGTTCAGTAATTCCACCAAATTATTTGCCAAATCCGAAAAGTGCTTTGACATGAGTGAGGCCTTGGTGGCGACGTAAGAGGAGGAGTTTACGAGAACCGTCTGAAGGTCCTCTACAGAGATTTCCCGTCCAGAGGTCTCGCAGAAGGTGCGATAGCCGTTCACCAAGGCCTCACCGTAAAGCTTTCTGAAAGTGTCTTCAAGTTTTTCAACTTGTTTCTTTGCGGGAGCCTGAACGGGTTTTCCACCGTAGGCAGCGGCCAAAGCAACCTTCCTTTGTTCGAAGAAGAACTTACGGACCTTGCTGCGAAAATCTTTGGAAAGAACATTGCAGCTCACGTCGTACCCTTCAAGGGCAAATGGCACCTCCTTCTCCACCGGTGGAAGTGACATTCTCTCGTTCGTAATTTCAAGAAGCCCCTTCTTGTCGTCCTTCTTGTCGTCCTTCTTGTCGTCCTTCTTGTCGTCCTTCGCGGGGAGTGGCACAGCCTTACCACCATTCGCCAAAGAGGAAAACTGTAAAAGGGCAGTCACTGGGAGGAAACCACCAGGGACCCACCACTCATTGCCCCAGTTGACATCCTGAAATCCCAGATCCAGACGCCGATTAATCATATTGATAGGCCAACCCATGTGGAACAACTTGGTGGCCGTTTCAACCTTGTCAGAGTAATTGGGCTGAAGAACACCAACGGTGGCAAGATCAAACTCTCCCCAAATCCGACCCTTACCACGACGCTGGCCGATCTTGGAGAAAAGCTTTGACCAAAGAACTTCCTCGATCCAGGTGACCTTGGGAAGCAAGCACTCTTCCCAAAATGCTTTGTGTGCGTACTTGATGCCTTCCTGAGACTTGATCTTGTCGTAGATACCCAGAACAACTTCGTTCACCTTGAACGCAGCAAGAATCTCCGTCATGGTCATCTTCTTGCCGGCGATGAACTCCATGTCTTTCTGGGAAACTTTGGCCTCGTAGAATTGCCCACCACCTTCAATGACAGCCACCTTGTGGGCTTTGTCAGGCCCCTTGTGTTTCTCATCGAACTGCTTCACCAAACGATCGTAGGCATCCTCTGAAAGCTCACCATCGATCGATATGTAACCACCGACCTTGGCGCCGTTTTTGAAGAATGCTGTGTTGTACCGCTGCGCGAAGTTGTCTTGATTGATACTTGCTTGAGCAGCGTCGATGGGGGCCATACCCCGGATGTCGTCATAGGGATTGAAATAACGGAAAAACACCACTTCCCAGTTGGAAAATGATGCTACAATCTGATTCCCGCGCTTGTAATGCCAGCCAACGTGCAGCTTTTTGCCTTCATCCCACGCTGGCTCAAAACGCAATGGATCAAACACCCAAATCTCTTGGGGTATTTTGGTAACATCTTCCCTTCCATCAAGGATCCAGATGCACTCACCACGAAGACCTAAAAAGGTCATTGTAGCGCGGAAAAGGTCTGTTCCTGTCATGTATGGATTGGGATTTTGAAAAAGGGTGTAAAGATCGCCGTCTTCAACGTTGACGGGGCCCTCATCACCCTCCTTTTTCAAACGAAAGGGGACTCGAGCTAAGTTGTCTGCTATTGCGTTGATTGCCGCGTAGACCCAGAGGCTTTGCTTGTATGGAAGATGGACTCCCGATTGTGCCTCAGCAAGTATCTGTCGGAGGGACTTGTAAATCCGATGATCGTCCCGGAGGGGCCCGACAGCTCCTCGTTCTGTGGGTGACAAGGATAGCCCTTGTGTGAGCTTCTCGAAGAAGCCTGCTATGACCCCGAGTCCCCGATCATTACTCATAGATGGCACCCATCATCTTTACGACTGCTCATTGAAATAAAAGAAAGGTGTTTCCTTCTGAACATAAGAAATTCTGCATTAAGCATAGGTTACACGAACACGAGCGCGCTTCCCGATCCTGTCCGCGAAACGGGTATGCAATCCATAACGAAGCGCGTCCATGAAGTGATCGTTGAATTTGATTGGTTCGTCGTACGTACGACCATCACGATCGGTCTTATAAGAATAACCACGAATTTCTTTTAATCCATCCGTGCAAGGGGTGATCTCGTTGTCCACCATCTTCAACTGAAAACGCTTCACGGTGTCGATGCCAGTTGACACCATCTTGTTTGCCGCCACACAGCGGAACCCGGCAGCGTTGATCTCTGCGATTCGGTTGGGCTCCTGCGCGTCCGCGTAGATGACGTCCTTGTCCCTACGGTCAGGGGGGATAACATCATTCAAACGCTCAATGATCTGAGTGTTGGTCAGTCCCGTAGCGTACAACTTTTGAGTAACATACGCCTTCCACCCATCCACCGCTATGTGCACCAAAGCAGAGGGGACGTTGAACCCGAAGTCCAGCCCGTAAAACTGCTCTCGGGTGTCCTTCCCCTCAGGAACGGTCTCCCAGTTACTGTAGATCAGATTGTCCAGCTTGCCCCAAAGACCCAGAGCGAAGATCCTGTAATAGTTCATATCCTGATTGATGAGGTCCCTCATCAACTTCAGGTAATCACTAGGCAGGAACGGGTTCTCAAGGTAAGTAGAATGGATCTCGGTGAGGTCTTCTCGCCCCGGGTCAACTAACTTTGTCTTGATCCAATGGTTTTCATCGATGGGGTTGAAGGAAAGAATCAACTGGTTGCGCTGCGTGTATCCCACTGCGGGGGCCGACAAGCGGAGTTTGAGGTTGGCGAAGTCATCATAGGTGAACTCCGTCGCCTCCTCCATCCAGATGTCATTCCACTCTGTGGACTTGATCTTCTCCGGGTCGTCAACGGAGCCAAAGTGTATCAACGCCCCGTTGTACCAGATGTTCATATTGACTTTTTCTTCTACGATCTCATCCTTCAGACCCCATTGATCGATCAAGCCCTCCACCAACATCTTCGTGGAGATACGGAGTGAGGGCAATGTCTTCCTGAGGATCAGGATCTGACGGCGGGGCATCGTGAAGAATCGCTGCAGCAACAACTGAGCGATGCTATAGGACTTTGAGGATCGGGCTCCCCCACGAGATACGATAAGCTGGGTAGTGCAAGCACGGGTGCGAGTATAAACACGCGTCACTTGCAACTTCCGCTTATCGTAATCCTCGTCGTTAACCTTCTTTGGCGCTGGCTTCCTGGACTGCTGCTGTGGGCTCTGCGGGGGCAGGGCCGGCAGACTCGCTCCCTGTTGGGAAATCAACGCGGTTGTCGTTTCCGTTTCCATTCTCCTCCGTCAATGGGGCCACCTCTTCCATCGTGAACATGATGGGCTTGCGCTCCTTCGGTGGCTCGACAACGTTCTCCACCCACCCACGGTGACGACCCTTGCACTTCAAATGAAACATGATGGCGTTCAAGTTCCTTGCTGCCATCAACTCCTTCAACTTTGCCTCTGCAAAGTCAAGGGTCAACTCCGTGACGTCATTCACCAACTCCCGAAGAGTCGGGTGGTCCTTCATGTACTGCAGCAGTGTCTTGTGGGAAACCCGCAAAGACGCCGCCGTCTTCATCATGTACCCTTCATTCGCAATGATGGCGGTGGCAACCTGCCCGACGGTCAACTTTTTCCGACTCGTTGACCCTGGTTCGTAAATCCGAAACCCCTCAAAAGGATCGGGTTTCGGTTGCTCGGCAGATGACTCTTTCTTCTTCCCCAAAATCGTTCGAAGATCGGTCACCTTTCCAGAACCACCACCGTTTCGTCTTTTCAACATAACAGGTCACCTCACGAAACGAAAGTTCTCACACTTTCATAAAACCAAGAAACAAAATTCAAAAAAAGATGAAAAGAAAAAATAGTAGAAAATTTTTCCAAAGAAAGAAAAACAAAACAGCAGCAACAGGAAAAGTACCTTAGTAATCTTAGTAAACAAATGAAACTTTCCAACAAAAACATGAATTCCACCCCATGGAGAGAGTCCCAATAAACACATCAAAAATAGAGTCATCTCATCCCTTTCCTCACTTATTCACTAAAAACAAAGATCGGGTCATCTTACCCCACCATTTCAATGATTCCACCCTGTATGGAGGGTGTGGGGGGAATAAAGAACTCAGCAAAAAGATGACAAAAAAGATGAAAGAAATTTTAGCCCGAAATTCAGGGAGGATACAGGTGCGTGGGGAAAGATCGAAAAAAGATGAAAGAAATTTTAGCCCGAAATTCAGGGAAGGTAGTAGTACCTCCTGGGAGCGCCCGTTTTTACTCGCGGGCTGGGGGGGACGTATCATGATGATACGCACACGGTCTCCCGCTGATACCTTCATCTTTTGCAGCCGCTACATCTTTTTGTGTTGCACTTTTGATACAGCATCATCTTTTTGAGCTGTTGCACTTTTGATGCATCATCTTTTGCTGTGCATCTTTTGCATCAGCGTCACCTTTTGCAGCGTGCCGTCTGTCAGCGCCTGTGATAGAAGGTGCCGTCTGTGATAGTCGGGTGGGTTCTGTGATAGAAGGTGCCGTCTGTTGGGGACTATCATAGTCCGCTACCGTCTATGATAGTCGGTGGGGACTATATGTGGACGGTGGGGACTATATGTAGACGGGGTTAGAAGGTGCCGTCTGTTGGGTTCTGGTGCAGTCCCGTCCCGTCTACAACAGTCAGGACGTGTCTGTGATAGAAGGTGCCGTCTGTGATAGAAGGCAAGCGCCCACAGAAGATGACGCGAGCATTCATTGGTACCCCCATATACATGCATGGGGAGAGACTTATAATCGGTCGCGTCACCTTTTGCTAGTTATCCACAGTTTGAGCAGTCCTGTTAGTCCTTTGCCGTCTGTGATAGTTCCCAACAGTTTGCTCATTCTGTTCATAACTACTGCCGTCTGTATCAACTAACAGGATGGTGTCACCTTGTGGATAACTTTTCCTTGTTTCCCCATCAACAGATCGCCACCTACCTGTTGATAGAGTCACCTTTTTCCCGGCAGTGAGGTTATCAACAGGGTGGTACGGGTCTGTGGATTAGTGGGCATGGTTTCTGTGGATAGCCTGTTGACAACCCACGGTTTTTTGCATACCCCGATTTCTCCTACAGAAGGAGATCGTGGTCGCGTGCATATCATGATAGCGGGTATTGGATCCTTATTTGCTGTTCACCCACAAGAATATTCAATCAATTCAACCATTTAGCCATACAAGATGACCCCATTTCACCATGTTATTTTCGCGGTACGATCTCCTCCTGTAGGCGCTTATAACGATTCGTCATGCATCATTCATGATGCATGGAGAGAGCGGATGGTCATGGGGCATGGGGAGAGAGGTGGGCAGATCGCGTCATCTCCCCGCCTGCTCACCCCTGATTCTATCCACAGGGTGGTAAGGGAGTGTGGATATCTTTTCGCGTCATCTGTATGCACAGATCGGCACCACCCTGTGGACAGGGTGATGTGCTTTGGCGCATGGCAGGCCCATCTCAGACCCACCTCCCGACCCACCTCCGCTCCCCCATCTGCTTACGCGTTCATCTTTTTCCTTCCTCCCATCCCGCTCCCTGCCTTTATTCATGCCTGTTTCAGACCGCCTTACCGCTCAGGACAGCGCCTTGACGAGATGAACCTTGCATGATGCATGATGCCCACCGCTAACATCATTCATCTGCCCATTGCCCATCCCCTTACCCACCCCTTCCCCTCCCATGCCTGTTCATTCTCCCTTCTGTTTTTCCGTTGTTTTTTCGGGTGGTTAGAGTCATCTTTCCCCTTGTTTCGCCTTGCCTCGTCTGCCTTCCGCTTTTTCGCTTTGTTTTCGGCATGTTAGCGTCATCTTTTCATGATGCCTGCACCTTCCCCTTCTGCCTTTGCCTGAGCCTTGTCCCTGCGCTGTTTCCTGGCCTTACCTGCTCCCTTTGCCTTGTGGCTGCGCTGTTTCCTTTTGTTAAGGTTCAACTATTTTTTGCGGATTCGCGTCACCTTGGCCATTTTTTGCATCATTTTCGGCATGATGCATGAGCATCCCGACACTACATTTCATTGGAGGTTTTTTATGATGCGACGACGAGATGTGAACGGACCGAGTGATCGAATTTCTTCAACTAGTACACGATGTTATCGCGGTAGAGTTGCCATGGAGTGCTTTTTTGTGAATGATTACGACGAGTTACTTGTGGATTCCGTGTGCAAGCGATATGGCGGTTTTTTGGTATTTGAGACATCACGATATAATGATGCACGCGACCGCGAGCACGGATGCGTCGTAACTAACTGTGTTCATTACGGTTTTCGTAACATTGCAATCGCGGATGCTTGTATGCATGAATTGTATGACATGCGAGTCATTCAATGGCGCATAGGATGGCGATATTATTACAGAATTTGCGATTCGGATAACATGCCGCCATGGTCGGATTGGCGTCGCTAACACGCGATCGAATGGCCATCATTTTCATGATGGCCATTTTTTCGTGTAATGCTTGCCATTGCGCTGTTTCATCGGATTTGAGTGTGCAGGGCTTGCTCTTTGGTGCATCGGGTGGCGCCTACAGGAGGAGATCGTTCCCGGTCGCGTATGACACCCCATTTCCTCCTTGTGGGCGCTTGCATTGCGCGTCGTGTTTCTTTACACTTTTTGATAGCGTCATCTTTTTCAATGTTTTCATGTGGTTAGCGTCATCTTTTCGTGTTTTTCATCTTTTCATGTCAGGATTCCTTACATTTTTTCGCATTTAGCTTTTTGTGGCGTGTTTTCAACCATTTGAACGTGTTTTTCATCTTTTTCCGGTCGTTTCCGCTGTTTTAGTGTCGGAATAGTTGACACTTTTCAGATTTGGCATGGCACCTGGCACGCCGAGGCCCCCTTGTGAATGCTTGCAACTGGTTGTTTTAATACACGTTTTTTCATATCATTTTTTTTCATTATTTCTCATCATTTTGCATGGATCTTGCAGTATGTCGGGTGTAGCACATATTGAGAGCGGAAGGAGGTGACAAGCGGCCCCGACAGACAATCCGACCCGATCTGCGATCCGGGTGTTCTGGCAGGAGTGACGGTGCAATGCGATTTCAAAATTTGGTGCCGGTCAAGAGCCAGCGAGGGTGGGAGTGGTTGCAGAGACAGGCGGAGGTGAAAATGGCAATAGCGCCATCAGCAGGCCGAAGCTCTTTGAAAATTGAATGATGGACCCCCAGCAAGCGAAGCCAACGGGCGCGCGAGCAGGAACCGCGAAGCGGGACGGGTGACGGGTTGCAACCCATGAAGGTCAAGCTCATGGGACGCGGATTGAAAAAGACGCGTTAAGCCGGCCGACAGTTACTGCGACGACGGACAGCCTCTGCACGAGCAATCAGCGGACGGTGCCGGGGATGCATCATTCAAAAGTTTTAAGCGAGTACGACGGCGCTTGAAGCGCACCACAGCGGATGGTTTTCGGTGCGCCCGTCGAAATGGCGAACCGCTCCGGATTATTCAAATTCACGCTCATCTAAATCATGATGCAACTTGACGATGCATCATGATTTCCCCTCATTCACCAAACGCCCGGGATGGCGGTGTAGCCCCGCTTTTGTCCTCCTCAGGGACGGGAGCGTTCTGGTCTGACGCGGTGGTTGATGCAATCATGCATCCATGTGACCACCGCGAGTGACCGCTGCCGGGTACGTTCCGGTGGTGGTCGGCCATGCCGCGAGGCAGAGCATGTCAGACCCCGTCGCGGTCAGCGGTGTAAATGGCCCCTGGGTGGCACGCCAGTGTAAAGGTGCCCGACGTTAAAGCACGTCGGTAAGCAAGAACTCGGGGATGCATCATTCATGATGCATCGGTCGCGCCCGTTTAAGCGGCAAAAAGAAGGACCACGACCGTAGGCGTGGAAACGCAGTAAAAAGCGGAAATGATGCATAGCAGTCGGGATGCATCATTTCCGCTTTTTTGTGAAAAAATCCAAGCATCATTCAATGAATGATGTTTCGATGATTTCACAAAAAATCGAGGAGGATGCATCATGAATTACTACGAAGCGATTGTAGCGGCAGCGCAGATGACGGGCAATTCGAGAGCGTCTTACAAAACGGTGGCGCCCATCATTATCAAAGCGGCGCAGGCCATGGGTCAAGCGGTTGACGAACGAGCGCTTAAGACCGCCCACCGCGAGTTTAAAGCGGTGTTTACGAAGAAGCAGTTCTTCAGCAAGAATTAAAAGGAGGTTGCATATCATGTTCGAGAAAGTACATTACAAAACGGACGAAGAAGGCAATGTTTTTTGCAATAACGTCGAGGAGTTAGCGGAGTTTGCAACGGACGGCATGTGGAAAAGCGTTGAAGATTTGGAAGCGGACACGGGTGTGGGCCGCGAGGAAATGATTGGAAAATGGTTCATTATCGTGCACGGTCGCGTGTATCACGTGTAGCACTCCAAGCAGAGCACGACCGCGAAAGCGGTCGTAATGCTACGGTCCGGTTGCAAGTCCGGACGGAGGAAAAACATGGACGCGAAAAAAGGTACGCGGTTTGGGGTGCCCTGCTCTTTCAGAGAGCCAACGTCAAAACATCGGCCCGCCATTTGGGAGAACATGCTGGGCACAGTTTTTGCAATGAATGACGAGCGCAAGATTAAGTATTTTGATTACGATTACGAAGCGGCAAAAGCATACTCGGGAGTGACCGAGGACGAGCGCGATTGCCGGTTGGCAGCATGGAAAGCGGTCGTGTATGACACCGACGGAAACAAGCCGCGCCGCGGTCAGATGGTTCTGTGGTGCAAGTGCAAGTAGCTCAGGCAGAGCACAGCGGCAGTCATTGCCGCTGTAATGCCACAGCCCGGTTGCAAGTCCGGGCGAGCAAAAAGAGTACTTGACAAGAATGGGAAATGATGATAGAACACAAAATACGAGGAGGAGGCATCATGAACGAGCAGCGCACGTTTGGCATCGAGCTGGAATTCAAAAGCTCTGCCAACCATGCGGACGTTACGGAGCGCATCAACACGGCGCTCAGGAGCGTCGCATGGGAAACGGGTGAGGACCACCATACCGCTTGGAATTATGGTGGTTATCGGCACGACACCAATCAGAGCAACCGCACGACGTGGACGGTCAAAACGGACGCCAGCATCAATAACGATGGCGTCATGGCGAGCCACCCCCATGGCGTGGAAGTTGTCAGCCCCATCCTGAAAGGTTCCAAGTCGTTCAAGATTATCAAAGCGGTTTGCGAAGCAATCACACCCATCGCGAAAATCACCAGGACTTGTGGTTTTCACGTTCACCACGGGGTGCTGGCCGCCGAGCTGCGAGACATCGCAAACGCATGGTGGAAAGTTGAACGTCCCATCATGACGTTGGTTCCCAGCAGCCGTCGTGACAACCGTTTCTGTCAGACATGGCAGCGGCAGTTTGGAACTCGGTCGGAAAATTACTTCTTCAATCCGTCGGTGGGTGTCGATCGGATCCGCCACACGTTTCAGATGACCGGTCGGTACTTGACGCTCAATTTCTGCAGCTTCTGGTCTCATGGGACTGTCGAATTCCGCGTTCACAGCGGCACGAACGACGCCGACAAAGTCATCAACTGGGTGGTTTACACGCAGTCGGTGATCGAGAAAGCGCATGTCATTGCCAGGTCGGAAGGTCAGCCCGCGAACGAGCAGG